ATTCGCTTCTAGGATTTCTCTGCCTAGATTGATAGGGGATTTAATCTTACCTTTGTGTGGGCAGCCTTCACATCCACCAGAGTTATGCTTCTCAAACTCAGCGCAACCATGTGGCCCTTTAATATGCTCGATCTTCTCCTCTGTAGTAGCAGGGTCATAATCGGGATGGTCTTTAGATAGCTTGTGAATAGCTACATCTTTATCTTCACAAAACTTAGCAATAGATAAAGCATTAAACCATCTAGGCTCCGACAGGGTTGCACGTTCTTGATAACAACTCAACAACTGCCTACATCCATCTTCGCCACGTACCATTATCTTTTTAAAACTGGAAACGTAGTTAGCGGATAGAGCTTTTGCCATCTCTGACATCTCTCTTTTCGGCGCGGCTACGGCATCCTCTTTTACACCTAATATGGTACGTAGTTCTGAAACAGGTGTAGGCTCTGCAGTCTCTAAAACTACTACTTCTTTAGGTGGGTTATCCTTAAAGTTAAAAGTTCCTGGTATTCTAAGAACCCTAGCAGCGTCAGTCGTTACTGCTGGGTCGGCATAAAAGTTATGGATTACACATAGTTGTTTCAGTCTATCGGCAATCGGACTCCATTCTTCTTTTGTTATCTCTTCGACCAAAGGCCAGTAGGCGTGAATACCACGCCCAGAATCAACAACAATCGGATCAGGTAATCCTATCTTTTCGCAGAAATCTCTAAGTGCTTGCAGTCCAGTGGCTTGATCTATATAACCACTTGGCCTTTCGGTTTTAGGATTTACTACGGCTTTAGACTCTCCGCAATCTATGTCTACCCAAAAAGACTTGAGTAAGTGGACATTGCTTTTGGTTCTGCTTTCATTTGTTGAAAACTTAGCAACCCCAAAATATATATTCCAATTATCAGTAAGAAGATCCTCGACAATTCTATCTACCTCCTCTTTAGTTTGAACTAAATACTGTCGTGGTTTTGCTTCTTCCTCTTTTATACCTAACACGCAAGACCACCCTGTGGACGGCTGTACTGTATTAAGTAAATCCATAAGTCGCTCTCTTACTTTTATTTTGAGTTAATAAAGTCTTTTATATTCTCAGCTACAGTCTTTTGAGGGGCAGTAGATCCAATAAACCAGTTGTAAATAGTTTGCCTACTGACCCCAAGAGAATTGGCGATCTCGGAAACTGATATATTTTGTTTGATACACAGTTTTCCGAGACGCACCCCTAACAGCTTCTGGTTAGCTTTTTTATTTAGCTCTATTAACCTTATGCTGTATCCGTACCCCATTATTCATTCAACCATTCGTCTACGATAGCAGCAGCATCTTTCTTAGGTTTGATTACTTCTTCTGCTTTCTTTGACTGGCGGACTTGAGGCTCCTCCACAACTGCATCTTCCTCTTCATCCTCTGGCTCTTCAGCCCGTTGAACTTTAGGTAGCTTCTTGACTCCATCTGCTTGTGCTACCGTAATTACGGTGTACATCTTGGTCTCTGGTTTGGTTCTAGCATCTTCTACCAAAGAGTATTCATCATCAGAGATATGACGTACTGGAGTAAATACTAGCTCCATCGTATCTGCATTTGGGTCAAACGCTACGTTAGTAATTACGTTATCTATAGATTCGCCGTTAGCTACAAGATACTTCACGTAAGACTCAAACGGATGCACGTTGCCAACTCCCTTACCAAACAAAGACTTTGCTGGGATATTAAGCTGGTATACATCTCCGCTGTCGTCACCCTCTAAAAGAACCGAGATACGTCTTTGGAATCTACAAGCACGACCACCATTCTCGCCAGAGTTCTTAGCGTTCTGAGGGCAAATCAAACAGTTAGCCGCTTGCTTATCAGATGCCGCTTCTTCTGGTTTATCACCTAGGTTCGACCAGCAGTTAGGTAGAGTGGCTTCCTTGTTAGGATCAAACTTACTCTTGTAATAGATACGAGACACATTGGGTAACGCATGAACGATAATGACGTTAAGTTCACCACGTACTGCATTACCTATTTGCTCTCCATTCATGATACGTTTGAACGTACCATTTGGCTGTACCTGAATACGTCTATTGGTAACAGATGTGTTTCTAAGAAAGCTCTTTGATAATTCACTAAGCTCTCTCTTTTTAGTGCTAACTACTGCATTTTTGTCTTTAAAGATTGCTACATTTCCCATAAGTCCTCCTTACGATTGAGATGGTTTACGCACAGATATTGTGTATTCGCTATTGACGTTTAAGCCAGTAGGTAACTTATCTGGGTTTTCTTCCAGAAACTGCTTCATATTGCCGTTATGAATCCTAGCTTGTAGTAAGTGCATTGCATCATTCTCTTTAATAAAGGTATGCAAAGACTCCCAGTCGCTAGTCCAAAACGTGGTGTTCACTCTTCGTGACACCGTGCCTTCTTTTGTTTTAATACTAGTTAAGTCGTGTTCATTACAAAACTCCAAAAGTTTGTCACTAATAATTTTTTGTTTCTCTTTGAGATCGTTGATCTCACTTTCGTACTGCACTTTCTTTTCAGCTATTGCGTCACGTATTTTCTTGTACGCGGCAACATACTTTTCTGGTTCAAATTTATCATCCATTTGGTGATGCCCTTTTCCACAGAAACTCTTGGGTCTGCTGTGCCCCCATACGTCGAAGTTCAAATTCTGTATAGCGTCTTTTACTTTCGCTCATGAATTCTGGCCCAACGTACTCAACCATCCCATTAACACGTGCATAAGTAGGCACAAATAGTACGTACCCCAACTTAAAACACTTAGTCCATTCTTTTTCTAGGCTATTAGTAGGATTAGATTTAAGAAGTTTCTTTTCTTCTTGCCGTCGCTTTTCTTCCAAAGTACGAATAGGCTTTAGTAGTCTGCCCATAATGTTCTCCTTGTGTTGTAGGAAATTACAAGTATACCAGACTGTTTGACAAAGTCAAATGTTATTCTGATATTTCTTGTCGGTAAAGATCTATTATTTTTGAGTGGGTACCGATTTTGTTTTGAAGCATGTCGTACAATCTGGTTTCTACGTCGCTCCCTTTGATATGTACAACAGTCATTGGATTCTTTTGCCCCGGCCTGTCTATACGTGCATTGGCCTGAAGATAGGTTTCTACACTAGTAACTGGGGCATACCATATGATGGTGTTAGCGGCGGTCAAAGTAAGTCCATGTGATGCCGCTTGAGGTTGAATGATAAGAACGTGCGGGTCTGTCTGTGTTTGAAATCTTTTAATGGTGTCAGACCTTTTATTTAATGTGACTGCGCCGTTTATTACAGCACAAGCAATCTTATTTTTTTCCAACGCCACTTTTAGTAATTCTATAGTGTGTGTAAATGGTACAAAGACTAACACCTTGTTAGATGACTCTTGTATAACTTCTAGTATCACATTGATTCTATTAGATACATCAAACTCTACAACTTCTTTAGTATCCGAATAGACTGCACCACCTGATATTTGAAGTAGCTTATTTAAGTTTGTTGCCGCATTGACCGCAGAAACTTGTTCGCCACCCGCTTCTATAATCATTTGTTTCTTTAGCTGGGTGTAATACTTTTGTTGCTGTGGGGTAAGCGGGGCTTCTCGTTCTACATAGGTAACATCTGGTAAATCAAGACATTGTGCTTTCTCAAAACGAATGGCTGGCTGTAGTACCTTATGCACTATGTCTTTTGCTGTGTTTTTAGGAACCCATTTAAATTGCGAGACTTTAAACATTACTTGATCTCTAAACTGACCAAAGTATTTTGGAGTTCCGTTGGGGTTGACTAGACGCGCCAAACCGAAAGCATCTATAGGAGATTGGGCTGCTGGCGTACCAGTAAGCATCCACAACCACTCTGATTTAGAGACTAGCTCTTTTAATATTTTCCAACGGTTAGTCTGTGGGTTTTTATATGCGTTGGCTTCATCAACTACAATGAGATCAAACCCACCATCCATTAATTCTTCTTTAACAACTCCAACACCATCGAAGTTTATGATTACAAAGTCTGCCTTTGCTTTGATGACCTTCTTTCTGGTGCTGGCTTCTCCATGAGCTACGCTACAACTACGGTGCATAGCAAACTTAAATAAGTCCTCTTGCCACGCCGACTTCATAATTGACAGGGGGCATATGACTAGCACTCGCTTGATAAACCCTAACTTCATCAGGTAATCAGCCGCCCATATAACAGATGCTGTCTTACCAGTACCTTGCTCGTTAAAGCAAAATGCTTTCTTATGCAGAGTTAAAAACGATGCGGTATCACGTTGATGACTATACGGTGCAAACTTACCTGTCCATTCATAGTCTCTTTTTATTGGTGATGGTACGTTTTTCATGCGCAGACTAGCTAGCGCTTGGGCCTCCTCGAAGTCCCACTTAACGGCTACGTTAAAGATATCCCCCTCCTGATCTATTACTCTGCTTTTTTGTATTCGCTCTGTTACTGCTTCTGGCCTTCTAGTTCTTACAAGTAATGCTTTATCGTTTATTATTTCCACGCCTTCGCCTCTCTCGTGGGCTAGTTTCTGATACTAGACCCTTCTTGCTGTTCCTGTCGAAAGAGCGGTTTGCAGATGCTGTGGTAACTCTGGTGCCATCACCGTTTGATCCACCTTTTGATATAGCTTTGTTGTGTGCTATATCGTTGCCGTCGCCCTTACTAACTCTTCCCCTTTTCAAAGCCTTGCGCCGAGCCGCATTACGCATAGCTCGGTTTTTCTTTTGTTCTTCCGTACCCTGATAGGTGTCGTATTCTTTCCGGTAATTTCTAGCCATAATCCTATCCTCAATTTTTAGGGTTATGTTCACATGATACCACAGGACAGAATCTACACAATGGGCCAGTAACAGCGTTCCAAACGTCTGTTTTTTCAGCCATTTCTAGCCTATCTAACGTGGTATCAAACACTCCAAAATATCTAGCCATATCCTCAACATAATGGTCTTTCTTTATGACCTCATTGCTAACCAAAAATATTAACGCTGATCTAACCTTTTTAACCTCTGGGAAATACACAAATAAAGCGGCGGCTACTAAATCCAACTGTTTTGTGTCCGCATACTTGGCGTTCTTGCTGGTTTTATAGTCTATGGAGTAAG